GCTTGAACCCCCCCAGTCCGCCGAGGCCCGAAGCCCACGTCCCGCCGCTCGTGGCCGCCGTCTGACGTTCGTTGAGAAGCTTTCCGAGCCGGTCCTGCAAGGTCGGATCGACGCCGCCCGAGATTGCCTCGCCCATGGCATCGAAGGCGTTCGAGGCATTGCGCGCCACATAGTCCCAGGCGCGTCCGAGTGCCGTCGTCGCTTCGGCGGCATCGATGAGCGAGGGCTGCAGGGCGTCGAGCAGCGCCTTCTGGGCGCTCGTCAGGTCGTTCTGCTGGCTGAGCGTCCGGATGAGCTCACGGGTCTTGTCGTCAAAGCCCCCGACCCGGGCATTGAGCAGATCGACGCCGCGCACCGGATCGGCGAAGGCCTGCGCCAGTTCCTTCGCGGCATCCGGCAGTTCCTGGCCGGTGGTCGCGGCATAATCCCTGGCGACGGCGATCAGCCTGCCGAACTGGCCGGACCCGATGTTGCCGGCGCGGAGGAGTGCCAGTTCGATGTCGCGGGCAGATGCGACCGAGACGTCCCCTGCGTCGGCGGCGGCACGGGCAATCTCGTTGAGCTGTCCGACGGTCGCCCCTGCGGCGCGCCCGATGCCCGCTGTTGCGACTTCCAGTTCCTTCTGCGAGGTAAGATAAGAGTCATAAGCGTAGATCGCAGCCCCGCCGATGGCTGCAAGGCTACCGGCGAGCACCGTCGCCGGTGTCAGCAGACCGGCAATGATCCCGCCCAGCGAGCGCAGCACACCGCCGACGCCCACGCCGCTGCCAGCGAAGATCTGCCCGATCTGCGTTCCCTGCTGCATGAGGACGGTGAGCGGCCGCTGGCCGGAGGCAAGGCCGACCATGACATCGTTGAGCTGATAGCCGAGATTGGTGAGCTGGTAGCCCGCAAGTTGCGTTGCACCGCCGACCGCGCCCAGCGACTTCGCCGTGGCGTTGAATCCCGCCTGCGCCAGCTTGTGGGCGGTAGCCTGTTCGGCGGCCGTAATGGCGCCCGCCTTGAAGAGCGCATTGGCATCGGCGATTTCCCGGTTGAGCTTCGCCTGCGCCGCACCCAGCGGATCGATCTGGGCTCGCAGCGCCCGGGTCCTGGCCTCCATCTCCTCCTGCGCCTTGGCTGCGGCGATGAAGACGGACGCCGAGTCGCGGGCCGATCCGGCTCCAGACGGGCCGACCCCCATGAAGGCGCTGAACCGGGCCTGATTGTCGTTCGCACTTGCCGCCTGGCGGGCCACGGACGCCAGCCTTTGCAGCCGCACCGTCTCGCGGTCGATGGCCGCCCCCGAGGCATCGGCTGCCGTGGCCGTCTTGCTGAACGCCTCCTGCCCGGCGCGGCCCACCTCGTCGAAGGCGCGCTTGACCTCTTCCCGTCCGGTCACGCCGATACGGATCGAGACATTGCGGTCGGTCACGGTTCGGATTCTCGTTTGTAGGCCCGGACGACGATGGGCTCGAGTTCAGGCAGGGTTTCGATCAGGACGGGATTGAGAGCACCCATGGCCTGGGCGAAGAGCAGCACCGCGCCGAAGTCGATGCCGTAGACACCACCCATGCTGGCGCGCACCTGACCGGAGCAGCGCCGCAGGACCTCCCACGCCGCTCTTCCGTCATCGGTCTGCGGCTCATTCTCACGATAGGGGCACGCAGAACAGGTTCCCTCGCATGCCGCGCAGAACCCTTCGCCCCCGCCGAAGTGCCATTCGGCGAGAGCGATCAGCCGTTTTTTTCCTGTGACCCGATGAGAGCGGGCAGCACATAGAAGCGGTCGATCGCATCGAAGGCGGGCAGCACTTCGAGCAGCGCGTCGATGTTCTCAGGCGACGGATCGACCGGCTTGCCGTCAGCATCGCCGATCCCCTCCCACGCCAGGATACCCCATCTCGCGAGGCTCCGGGTGAAGGCTGCGACTCCGGTCGAGGCGTCCTCACCAGCGGTCCTGATGGCATCCGCCGCCGCCTGGCGCGCCGCAATGATGGCCGCGACAGTGACCGGCTTCACCTGCACGCGCGCGCGACCCGCGATGTCGATCCAGAACGGCGTGGTATTCGGCTGTGTGATCTTCAGCATTGGAGTTCCCTAGGATGTTGCATCAATAGGTCGAGATGTCGTTGACCAGCGTGATGACGCAGGATCTGCCGGACGTTGCGTTCTGCGCGCCGTTGTAGTCGAAGGTCGCCTGGACAGCGCCGGGCCCCGTGACCGCGATGCGCGGACGCGGCAGATAGACGGTGGGCACGAGGATCGTGAGCGACTTTGCCGCCGTGATCTGCCAGTTGAACACCAGTTCGAGCGGGGTGTTGTTGATCGCCAGATTGAGCAGGTCGGTGTCGGCGAATCGCACCACGATCTGGCCGTCGACCACGATCTGCGCCGGATCGATGCCGCCGATGCGGCCGTCCGGGCGGATCACTTCGACCTTGTCGAGATTGTTGGCATAGTTGAAGGTGCCGGACACGATATTGCCGAGCGGCACGCCGTCACGCTTGATGAGGCCTGCGAACTGCGTGAAGCGCTCGATGATCTGGGTGGTGGGCGATCCCGCGCCCGACGAAGAAGCGCGGTTCTCTCCCTGCGCGATGCAGCTCACCGTGGCGTTGAGCATGCCTGACCGCTGCAGCTGGATCGCCATCTTGTCGGCCATCAGGCCGAAGTTCATGCCGTAACTCGGAACGTCGGGCATGCCGACTTCGACCGAAGCCGAAGGCAATGCCAGGGAGCCTGAGTTGAAGACGTTGTTCGAGGGGCCGGTGGCCGAACCGCCGGACAACGTGGCGCCGGACACGGTACCGTTGGACGCAGGCGCGGAACCAGCGGCGAGCGTCACGGAATTGCCCGCCGTGCCGACGGTGCGCGAGGTGATGGTGATGATCGTGGCGGTGAGATCGAGCGCGTAGTCCTGCGCCGAGATCGCCCCGACCGCACTCGCCTTGAGCGCAATCACCACATTCTTGAGCGTGTCCGCCAGCGTCGCGCCGATCAGGATCTGGTTGCCGGTCGGGTTGGCGGCCACGAAGGTGAAAGCGGTGCCACCAATGGTGATGGTCGAGGATGTGGCTGGCTGCGCCGAGAAGGTGATCGTGCCGGAGGCCGCGACACCGGCCGTCACGACAGGTGCTCCCATCAGCAGCTTCAGCCAGTAGCCGATGTTGCGGAGATCGAGCGGCACCACGACATCGCCGTCATTGTTGATGACATCGCGGGCCGGCACCTGCGGCTCACGGCCATAACCCAGGAGGTCGCTGTCGATCAGGTTCTGCTGTTCGCCGAGCGAGGCCGAGACAAAGGGGACCTTCTTGAACCCTGTGCCCGGCACGGACCCGTAGGCGGTTTCGAAGGCAAGATTAAGCAGCGCGTTCGCGCCTTGCGCACGGGCCATGGCAGTCTCCGGTGATGAAGGTTCAGGTCAGCGGGTTCGCGGTCGTGTAGGTCGCGATGACGGCGGCCTCCGCCCATCGCGCCGAAGCGGCACCGGCGGTCTCGAGGTTGTCCGAGGACGGGGCTTCAGTGTCGAGAAAGAGGCACAAACCCCCGAGCGTGCGGTCCGCCATCACCGCGGCGCCGATGGCGCCGAGCACCGTGTCCAGCGCCTGCTCGCGCGTCTGCGGATCCGCCGCATATGCTGCAAGTTCGAGACCGATGCGGTGGCTGTAGGTGTAGGACAAGGGCGACAGCAAGACCTCGGGCTCGCCCGGGTCGCCGTCCCGGATGATGACGAGGCCACCCGGGGGAATGCGCTCGGGCTTGTCGAGGTTGCGTTTCACATCGGCGAAAGGGAGCGCCACTGTGACCAGCGCCTTGACCGCGGCGATCACCTGCTCGCGCTTGCTCGCCACTTGCTATCTCCAATGTTGCGCGATCAGGCCCGGGACGCGGTCGGCCCAGCGGTTCGCCGCACCCTCGACATCGAGGCGCTTCCGGACATGGACCGCTGGCACCAGAATGAACATGACCACTGCGACGATGGCGCGGCCCTGCAAGAGCCGCTTCGGCGTCCCCGGCCGGAAGCCGCGCTTCGACCTGGCACCGACCGCTTCGATGAAGGCGATCAGTCTGCCGTTCGCGGCCCTCGCGAACCTGAGGTCCTGGTTGAAGATCGTCTCGACCTCGAAGGGGCTGGCCTTGCGTCCCTTGCTACCGAAACCACCACCACGCCGCCGGGGCGGGCAGTTGGCAGTCGGGATGGCGAGATACTTCCTGCCGTTCACCGGAACGATGGTTGGCCCGTGTTCATAGGCATCGATGATGTCGGGAGCCTTGGACCAGACGAAGGCTGCAGCGTTCACGCTTGGCTGGGTCTCGGGGAAGCGCTTGCCACGCCAGGTGTTGGCGAGCCGCTGACCGAGGCCGGAACTCGTCACCTGGTCGCGCAGCTCCGTCTTGAGCCCGACCGAGACATCGCCCATGGCGCCTGTGACGGACAGCTCGACATCGTCATAGGCACGTTTCACCACAGTCTTGAGATCGTCGACCTTGAACTCGAAGCGCATCGGCATGTCTCGCGGAACTGGACGTGTGGCGGCCTACTCCACCTGGGCCAGTTCGATCGCCTCACAGCCCCACACGAGACCTGCTCGATCTCTGCTCGGCTCGGCGATGATCTCATAGCTGACGCCCGCTATCTCGACCGTGTCTCCGGCAGCGGGGTGAGCCACATCGCTGACGCGCACCGCAATGATTACAGTCGGGAGAATTGCACGGCTCGACCCAAACCGCACGGTTTCGTCGGGCGCATTGCGGATGACGCGGACATTGACGGCAGGTGTGTTGCCACCCGCTCGCCAAAGGGCATCTTCGCCAACGTTGCCGTCGGTGAAGATGATGTCGATGGCGTCGGAGAATGCGCTCATGATCTATCCAGCGGTCCCGATGCAACGCTGCCGTACCCAGCTGTCCCTCAGGTTTCGGGAAGTGGTCAAGTCAATTTGCAGGGGCTCAGTTGCTGCTGAATATCCTGACGGCGAGCCGCGGACGCTTGTTGACGGGCAGGACGGACGCTTCGGTCTTGACGTCGATGGCCGAGCCATCGTTCCTGGCAATCTGCCGGGCATAGATCGGCAGGCCCATGGTGTTGACGGTCTCGATCAGGTTGGCCGGCGCGCCATAGGTGACGAATGTGTCCATGGTGCCCATCGGGAAGGCGATGCCTTCTCCTGCCGGGATCAGCGTCTCGGTCGTGCCCGAGGAGAGCGTAACGGTGGCGTTGTACTCCTCGAACACGATGCCAGCGAAGGGAAAGCGGCGGCGGGTGTCCTCACGGAGGGGCTGGGCGCCGGTCGAGGAGAAGTATTTGTAGGCATCCTCGACCTTGGCATGCGAGATCAGCTTGTCGAAGAACTCAGGAGACACCATAGCCAGGACGCCATTCATGGTTTCGCCCTTGAGCTCGGTCTCGACCTTCCGCAGCACATCGCGGACCTTGGCCTGAACGTTGGTGCCAGCCGTGCCCAGCACGAAGTCGACCGTGAGCTGGGCCAGGCCGAACTCGGTGAAGTAGTTGTAGAGGGTGGTCCCTGCCCCATCCTTGACGATGCCGCGGAGCGCGTTGACCTCCATGTATTCCCGGGTCTGGGCGTGTTTCGCCCGCATGCGGGTGAGCTTGCGCTCCATCACCGTGGCCAGCGGATCGGCGGCGTCCGCCACGCCGAAGCCCCGCACCCCCTGGATGTCCTGCGGCGTGATCACGTCGTCATGGGGGATCCACGGCACGGTGAAGGAGCGCATCGAGCGGGTGTCGCGATTGGCCACCGTGGCCGGACCGCCGAGCGGCACGGTGGGCAGCAGGTTCAGCACGCCTTCCGCCTGTTCGATGATGACGCTGCGCTGGGTGACGCCCTCGAAGCGGAACAGGCCCATCTCGCCCAGCCGCGTGTAGATGTTGGGCAGGATGTTGATGGCCTCGGTCATCTCGGCCAGCGTATAGCCGCCGGTGTCGAAGGGATTGATCATGACGGGCATGGGGAGTGGTCTCCGCAATTGAAAAAGCCCCGACGATGCGGGGCCGGATGAAAGAGGATGGACTGGACGGGAACGGATCAGGCTGTGTCGCGCGGCACGATCCCGGTTTTCGACAGATCCGCGTACTTGGCGAGCTTCTCGGCCAGCAGGTCGACGGAAGCATCGAAGATAAGGGCCGCCTTCGACACGATGGCGGGTCCCCGGGCGATGACGAGTGCCGTCTTGTCGGCCGCCGTGGCGTCCGCCGCCTCGAGCAGCACCGCGACCCCTGTCTCGGCACCTTCATCGCCGACGACGGTTGCGGC